TTACTTCTGGCCGGTAACCGCAGCGTTCGCGTTGGACACAACGAACTGTCGATTGACCGACGACAGGCGTGATTCCTCCTGCACCTTGATCCAGCGTAGCAGGGTGGACTTCCGTGCGCAGAGGCGCGTTCCGATATTAAACAACGGAAGGCGTGACGACTGGCGCAAGTAGTACACTTTCTTCCGCAGCTTCGCGTCGCCAAACATGAATTCGGCGATGGCCCCGGCACCTTCGAGCAGATCATCGGCGAGTGCCTCCGGTGCATGATCGGGAGTCAATGCAGTTTGAGTCATTTACCCCTCCATCCTGTCGGATATGGTTTCCGCCAGATGAATGATCACCGGCGTCGTCACCCGCTGATATCGCTCAAAGTTGCGCCCCTGCGGGTGCGCGGCGATCGAACTTTCCCATTTGTCGATCGCTGCTTTCGATGGACGTGTTCCCTTGTCCCAGGGTGACGGAAGTGTGTAACGGAGGTTGATCACCGCGCCATCTGGCAGGCCAGCCACGCGGATTTCCCCCATTGTTCCCGGCGTGACAGCCGCGATCTCGATCAATGGCACGGAGGCGTGCCGTTCCTTCCTTGAGGGCATTGCCGTCGAACCAAGATCTGCCGCGAGCGTACCGGTCGCGACCGCCGTGATCAGCATTTCCACTGCGTCGACGAAGCTGTGATCGGCAGGGAGCGATGCCAACTCGGAAACGCCGGTAGCACGGAGCAGTCGAGTGGTGATCCGCTGCCCATGGGGACGGGTCATCATGTAGCGGCGGATCGTGTCAGCCGCATCGACGATATCCCCGCCCGCCAGCACTGACACCAGAAGTACCGCGGCATCACGTGCTCCAACGCGCGCGGCGCTGCGGCCACGCCCGCCCGTGCTTCGCAGCCCGGCGGTGCGAAGGTGCCGGTCATGCACAGCGATCGTCGCTTCCGGGAGCGCCGTCACCGCCGCGAGGCTTCGCACGAGATCGCCTGGGGTTGCCATCGGAACTCCTCGGAGGCTCTGTCAGTCATTGGTATTGTATGTCAATGGATGTTGCCGAGGCAAGTACCATTAGCATAGGGTTCCGATGAAAGAGGGGCACAGGCGGTATGGACAGTCTGTCCGCCACGCAGCCCCGGGAGACACGACGGTGCAGGAAAGAGGCACTGGAACTGACCAAGCGATCGACCCCTCCCGTCCGGGCGAACACACCGCCGAACCGGATGCCTGCCCGCATGCATTCGTGCCCCCGGGGGTGATCGTTCCCGCCGCTGACCTGTCATCATCAACCCTCATCGAGAGGATCGAACGCGCGTTGGTCCTGCTGGCTTATTTCATCGAGGTCGATGGCGACGTTCATATCACGATGTACGAGAGGTTCGAGACGGAACTCCACGAGCTGAAGCGGAAGGCGAGCACGAAGGAGCGTGCCAGGAGTCTCCTGTGGGCTACAGTCGCTCAGGCCGCTCGAACGCGATCCGCTCCAGATATTTGAGTTTGAGCTCCAATGATGGACCGCGCCCATACTTGGGCTTGTAGGTCTTGTGGCCCATCAGGCTGTCGATGAGGCTGTCCGGTGCCTCGATGGCAACCAGGCGATCCTTGAAGCTGTGACGCAGGGAATAGACGGTGTGGTCCTTCGTGGGCCGCAGGTCGTTCTCGGCCAGGTACTTGTTCACGGTCGCCGACAGAACGGTCGCCTTGTCGCGGTACTTGGCGAAGCCGCCCGGCCGCAGCCGCAACGCCGCGAGCGCCACGCCGACCAGCGGCATGTCCCGGGCGGAGTCTTCGGTCTTGAGCCGACGACCGTCCGCCGCAACCTTCACATGCGGAATTGCTGCGTCCAGGAAGATGGTGCCCTCACGGAGGTTCACCACCTCCGAGGGCCGCAGGCCGGTCTCCATCATCACATGGAGGACGAGACGGGCATCTTCGTTAAGTCCGGCAAGGGCGTCACCCTTGATAAAGCGTTCCTGGATGAAGGCAGGATCATAGGGCTGGCGGGACCGTTCGACCTCGCCCCGCAGCCGCAGTCCCTTGAATATGTCCGGCAGGTTGAGCCGGCGGCGAATGCTCATCTCCTTCAGCATCCGGCTCAGTTGGCCGATGTCCTTGTTGGCGCTCTTCGCGGCGACATCCTCCTCGAGGATGCGCTCGCGCCACCACTCGACATAATCGATCGCATCGGACTCCGTGATCGCGGTGACCGGCTTGTCGCCGACCACTTTCACGAATTGCGCGACGGCGCGCATCCGGCCATTCCGCCAGATCCGCAATTGATCCGGCGAGAAGTCGCGGATTTCGTCCCGTGTTGCAGCCTCATATTCCTCAAACAACCGGGACAGCGAGAAACTCGGCCGCTTCTCGGTTCCCAGCAATGCCGCCCTGGCAGGTGCGTCCTGCACCAGACCGTTGGCGACAAGCGCCTCCAGACGCTCCAGCATCCGCTCGATCGGTTGTATGATCAGCTGTTCATTCGCGACATAGTCGTAGCCAAGGGTTCGGGCGCGACGGCGGGCTTCGTCATACCGCGAGGCCTCGGACGCTGATTGTTTGGTTGCCAGGGATGACCAGTGGGACTCCAGAGCTTCGTTGAGCTTCTGGGCGACTCGTGCGGCCCTACGGCCGATCCGGTCATCGGCAATCCGAATCCGGGTCGAATGCCGGATGATGCCGCGATGATCGAGTGCGGCGAACTCGGCCGGAACGCGCCGGACGAAGTGCCACGTCGTGCCGCGGCGGGTGAGGAAATCTGGCATGGATCACCAGCTGTGTTGGACGAAATGTTAGACATTTTCGCTCCAACTCGCTGACCAAGCACCTGAAAACATTAGTAAGTCATTGGAACCAACGACAATTTTTCCAGATGAATGGAGCGGGCGAAGGGATTCGAACCCTCGACCCCAACCTTGGCAACGAAACAGAAGCCAAGCAAAAACAACGGATTAGATAGGCATAGACGCGCGCAACCAACACGCTAGCCCGCAGGGTTAACGAACGATGCGTGCCACTAGCGTTCTACCAGACCCCCAGATCATTGACTATACCCGAGACCATAAGACCGACCTGAAAGCCTCCCGCACAACACCTGGTGCCGGGCGGACAGCATGACCAAGAAGGGCCGCGACGCGGTACGCGCGGCCGTGCGTGGGGCCAAACAGGCGGTCCCATTGCCCCGCGAAGGTTGGCGAAACGCTCTGGCCAAGGAAGATCGAGGCGCGCCCCCGCCCACCTTGGCCAACGTCCTGATCGCGCTACGCCAGGCCCCGGAGCTTTCCAGCCTCTTCGCTCATGACCAGATGCTCGGCCTGACGATGGTCATGAACGAGCCGCCGGGCCACAAAGCCGAGCTACCCCGGACGCCTCGCCCTCTGTCGGAGGCAGATGCGTCCGCAGTCCAGGAATGGATTCAACGCAACGGACTGCCACAGGCCAGCCGTGACGTCCTGCGCCAAGCCATCGACCTGGTGGCACGGGAACGCGCGTTCCATCCAGTTCGGGAATACTTGCAACGGCTGAAATGGGACCACACGCCTCGGCTTGGAAAATGGCTGTCCTACTACCTGGGCGCGGAGCCGTGCGCCTACACCGTGATCGTCGGCAAGAGGTTCCTGATCGGCATGGTAGCCCGCGTGATGGAGCCGGGGTGCAAGGCCGAGCACATGCTGGTCCTGGAAGGTCCACAGGGCATCGGCAAATCGGCCGCCTGCGCGGTCCTTGGCGGCGCCTGGTTCAGTGACAGCCTTCCCGACCTGGTACTTGGAAAGGAAGTCTCTCAGCATCTTGCAGGCAAATGGTTGATCGAAATCGCCGAACTGTCCGCGACCAGCCGTGCCAGCGCAGAGGCCCTTAAATCCTTCCTGTCCCGAACCACTGAACGATACAGACCGCCATACGGACGAGACGAACTGATCGTGCCCCGGCAATGCGTCTTCATCGGCACAACGAACGGGCAACAATACCTCCGTGATGACACCGGCGCCCGTCGATTTTGGCCCGTCCGGTGCGGCCAGACCATCGACCTGAACGCCTTGCGCCAGGACGTCGATCAACTGTTCGCGGAAGCCTTCGTGGCATACCGCAACGGTGAACGATGGTGGCCGGACGCGACCGAGATCGAGCACCTTACTCCGCAGCAGGACGCAAGGCGCGAGGAGGACCCCTGGGAAATCCCCATCCTTCGCTTCCTCACTGGCGTCAGTGGCGGGCGCACGACGATACCGGAGATCGCCGCCCAGTTGGACCTATCCGTCAGTCGGCTCGATGCCTCGGTGAACCACCGCATCGCCGCTATCCTGCGACGGGAGGGGTGGGCGGACGCGAGAACCAAAAAGGGAAGGCATTGGAAACAGGGGGGAAACCCATGATCAGCAGCGATATCCGCCCCCTGCCGGGTGACACTGGTGACACTGGTGACATTAGGCGCGGTACACCCACACGCGCGCGCGCACGCGGGGGACCCTCCATGTACAACCCAGTGTCACCAGTGTCACCAGTGTCACCCACCTCCCCTTCCGGACAGCTTGAGCACCTTGCCGATAACCTTGAGCGGCTATCCCCTCACCATCGGAACCCTGAACGGTTCCATGAGGACAAGAGCGACATCATCGCCGCCATGCGGCGGATCGCCAGGGACATTGCAGCATGAGTGATCCATTCTACCGCTCGGCCACCTGGCGCCGCCTGCGGGCCGAGGCACTACGCTGGCAACCACTATGCGCCACGCCAGGATGTAGCGCCCGCTCCGTCGCAGTGGATCACATCATCCCCCGCGCCAAGGGCGGCCCGGATGCGCTTAGCAACCTTCGCGGCCTATGCACCCCCTGCCATAACCAGCGCCGGCATGGTGGCGAGCCTGCCGTCGTGGGCTGCACAGCCGACGGGACGCCGTTGGACCCGTCGCATTGGTGGAGGCGCAAGGCATGAACATGGCCGAACGCGCAACGGTCATTCGCAACCATGCGCTCGCACTGGTCAGGCAGCGGGGCGAACGGCAGGAGGTTCGCGGTAGCAACCACCTGCTGGCATGGAATGCCGCGCCTTGGATCATCGTGCACATGGGGCCATTCGCGCCACCCGCCGCCGGCAACCCGGCTCTTGACCAGCAGCCAGGCGAGAAGCGGATCGGCTATACCCTGGACGTCTTCCGTCGCGGCAAGGTGTTCAGCGCCCAATGGGGCCAGGAAGGCGAACCACAGGTGATCACGTTCAAGCGCGGGAGGTGGGAAGATGACCTGCTGTCCCTGTAGGGCGAGCCGGCTTCATTGGCGGACTGCGGCGCCTGACAATCTCTCAGGGCTGAGGGGGGCGGACCGTTGGGGGGTCACGAACAGAGTTAGTTCCGCTCGGCCGAAACGGACACCCTGATGGGACAGCGCGGACCAGGTGCCAGGCCGGTCAGGGTGCCCCGCCCGGACGCGCCCATGCCCCTCCTGGCATCCCTGGCCCCTCCGCCCGCCACGGCCGCCACAGAGGCCCCAGACGGCCGCACGCGGGCCGAACGCCTGACAGACTGGATTGGCGGCTTGACGGTGCCCAGCGGCAAGCTGGCCGGCCTGCCGTTCACGCTGCGCCACTGGCAACGGTCAATCGTCGAGGCCGTCTACGCCGCCGACGCCCAGGGTAGGCGCACGGTGCGCCTGGCGCTGCTTTCCATGGCCCGCAAGAACGGCAAGACGGGCCTGACGGCCGCCCTGGCCCTGGCGCATCTATGCGGCCCGGAAGCCGTCCAGGGTGGCCAGGTGCTGTCTGGCGCCGCCGATCGCGCCCAGGCCGCGCATATCTACGAGGCCATGAAGAAGATGGCCCTGGCCCGACCCGACCTGGCGGCCCGCCTGATCTTCCGGGACTTCAAGAAGGAAATCGAGGACGTCCAGACCGGCTCGGTCTACCAGGCGCTGTCATCGGACCATCGCAAGGCCCACGGGACCAGCCCGTCATTCTGGATCGCCGACGAAGTGGCGCAGTGGCGCGGCCGTGATCTTCTCGACGCCCTGCAAACCGGCTCCGGCGCGCATGACGAACCGCTGGGCTTCGTCATCAGCACCCGATCGCCCGACCCGAACAATCCGCTTGAGGAGCTGATCCGCTACGCCGCCGACATCGAGGCCGGCGCCGTCGCCGATCCGCATTTCCGGGCCTTCATCCACACCGCGCCCATGGATGGTGACGCTTGGTCGGAAGACGCCTGGCGCGCCGCCAACCCCGCCCTTGGCGACTTCCGGGACCGTGACGACGTGCGCATCCAGGCCGAGCGGGCGCGGCGCATCCCAAGCCTGGAAGCCTCCTACCGGGCCTATACGCTCAACCAGCCCGTGGCGCCGGACAACCGCTGGATCGCGCCCGCCGATTGGGACGCCTGCGCCGACGAACCCGAGCCGGCCGGACCCTGTTGGGGTGGGTTGGACCTGGCGGCCGGCCCCGGCGACCTATGCGCCTTCGCGCTGTACTGGCCGGAGACGGGCGCGGTGCGTTGCTGGGCCTTCCTGCCGTCCGCGCTGCTGCACGCCAAGGAGCGCGAGGATGGCGCGCCCTACGCCCTATGGGAGGCCCAAGGGCTGATCGTGCTGACACCGGGCCGCGTGGTCGATCGCGCCTGGCTTGGCGCCTGGATCGGCGCGCAGGCCGAGGCGCTGGACCTGCAAGCCATCGCGTCCGACCGTTGGATGCTGAATGACCTGCGCGCGCAGATGGAACGCGAGGGCCTCGACCTGCCGTTTGAGCCGCACGGAGCGGGCTTCAAGGACGTATCGCCATCGCTGACCGCCACCGAGGCGCTGATCCTTGAGGGTGCGTTGGCCCACGGTGCCAACCCGTTGCTGCGCTGGGCCATGGCGAACGCCGCGATTGAAACCGATCCCGCCGGCAACCGGAAGCTGTCAAAGCGGCGGGCGCGCGGGCGGATCGATCCGGCGGTTGCGATGGTGACGGCGATCGGCATCGCCAGCCGCCGTCCGGCGCCGGCGGATTACAGCTTCACCGGGACCGTGTTGACGTTCTGAGGCGGGCTATTCCCGCGCGGCTTCCAGTTCCCGCACGCGGTTGGCGAGCCGGCCATGCTGCGAATGCATCGCCCGCAACTCGTTCAGCGCGGCCGTCAGGGTGCCATCCTGGCGCAGCACGATCGACGTCAGGACGTTGAGATCATCGCGGATGCCCCCGAGCTCGGCCAGTATCTGGCGCTGCTGACGGGCGATCAGGGAGAGGTCGGGCGCGTCACTCATGGCCGCCATCTTGGCCATGTGCGGCGTCCAGGGCAAGCGTGATCAGCCGGCGGACCGCTTCCGGGCGGGATGGCGCGTCGGATTGCGTGGCGATCCAGGCGTCCAGGCGCGCAAGTTCGACCGGCTGGACCCGAACGCCAACCATGGTTCCCGTTTTCTCCGGACGCCGTGTTTTCGTGTAAACGCGAATTGACGCTGCCATAGGTTCATGTTAACGCGAAAGCGGCCGAACAGGAAGGGTGAGAGCTTCCTGCCCGGCCTAACCCCAGCAGAGGAACGCCCTCATGCCAAAGGCTAAACACGCCCCTATCACACCGCCCGAGCCGGCGGCAGTGACCCCGACCACACCCGTGCCGTTGTCTCCGGTGGTGCCGTCCGGCATGCCGTCCATCTGGGACCTGGCGATGCTGGCCAAGCAGTGCTCCACCGAGGCCGATCGCATCGATACGACGCCATCACGGGCCTGGGTTGGCTGTGCCGCCGGTCTCGGCCCACGCCGCAAGGCCGAGGCGCTTGACTTCGCGCACTCCCGCGAGGACGCCATCGTCGCCCTGATCGAGACCCTGCCGGCTGAGGACGCCCGCGACGCCGTCGTGCTGCTCGCCTATGCCGATCGGCACCTGGACACGCTGATCGGCCTGGTCGACCCGGCGGACGGGCCATCGGCATCAAACGCACTGACCGTGGCATCAGCCATTAAGGAAATGCGGGATATTGCCCATCGGCTTCAACGGATTCTCACCAACGTGGTGCCCGTCATCGCGAACGAGGCCGGCTTGTTCTTGGCGGAAATCGACAGCACCCACCTGGAAAATCGCCGCGCGATCCTGTTCGCCCCGCCTGATCCATCGTGGGTAGCGGTGCCTTCATCGACCGATTAAATCGCCTTGCTTTCGAAAAGGAACCCACGCATTCTTCTGAACAGAAAGTGGATTCCCGATGAAACTCCTGAACCCGCACCTTCCCGAGCTTACCCTTCGCGAGGCATGCCGCTTTTGGCTGCCTCCGGAGGTGGTCTTGGAAGTCGCCTTGATCTGGGAATATCCGGAAGCTCGAAAATTCTTCAGCAACGTTACAAGCCAGGGCCTAATCCCGTTCCGCCGATCCGGTACCGCGCGGACCAATCCAAAGCTATACAATCTACACGGCGCGTTGATGATCCGCGTCATGTGGGACATGACCCGCCGTGGCCGGTCCTACGAATATTCCCGTGTCGCTGCCGTTGAAGTCGCCAATAGCCTTGGAGCCGCGATCACGGGCTTCAAAACCTACTACGATTTTGTCGATGCCGGCCCCTGGCGCCTTCTGCTTGTGCGCCAGGGGCCGGCCATAACCAGCATCAGCGCAAAGACACTGCCGGCCGAGGAGTTCACGCTGGCCAGCGTGTCCGATTTCGCGTGGCCCATGTGCGAAGTCATGCCGATCCACGGCATGATCCAAAAGGCCATCAACCAGTACGCCGATCGCTGGGCCGAGATCAACGAACAGGGCCGGCAAAGCCGGCCACACCAAGATGACGACAGGCAGCCGAACCCGAACGCAGCGATGCGCCCGATCCCTTCGATGGAGCCTGCCGTCACTCCCGACCGTCGCGACGACGGCCTATCCCTTGATGGAGACACACCTTGACCCTTCGACAGCTACTGGACCGTCGCAACGCCATCCGGCAGGAGCTGCGCACGATCCATGACGCGGCGCCCGATGGTGCACTCTCGGCCGAGGCGGAAGCGCGCGTCGCCACCCTGACGGCCGAGGCGAACACCCTCAACACGAGGGAGGAACAGCTTGTGGCCCTGGCGGACCTTGACCGCCGCGCCGCCGGCACCCCGATCGGCCAGCCGGCGGCGGTATCCACCGAAATCGGCATGGGCTTGCCCCCCGAAACCCGGATGGCGGAATGGCATCGGGCCGCGACTGGCGACAGCGCCGAAGGTCGCTCGGTCGGGCGGCTGATCGGCCAACACCTGGCCGGCCAGCCGTACGAGCAGCGTGAGATGGGTTCCGTCCTTCCGTCAGCCGGCGGCATCACGATCGGCGGTCCGGCGGTCATGAACACCCTGGACGCGATCCGCAACCGTAGCGCCGTGGTGCGAGCCGGCGCCTTGACGGTCCCGCTTCCTGCCGGCGGAAGCCGCTATCCCCGCGTCGTCAGCGATCCCACCCCCGCCTGGCGCGCCGAGGGCGCCGCGATCACGGAAAGCGAAGGCGTCTTCGATTCCATCAGCCTTCGCGCCTACTCGCTGGCCGCCCTGGTCCGGGTCAACAACGAATTGCTGGATGACGCCCCAACCTTCGCCGCCACACTGGATCAACAGCTTGCGGCCGCCCTGGCGCTGGAACTGGATCGCGTCGCGCTCTATGGCATTGGCACCTCCGAGCCGCTCGGCTTGCGCATCTGCCCCGGGGTGCAAGAGGTTTCCATGGCCGCCGATGGCGCCGAAATGGATGGATGGGACAAGGCCCTCGACCTGATGCTGGAAATCGAGGAGGCCAACGGCACACCGACCACCGCCATCATGGCGCCCCGGACGAAGATCAAACTGGCCAAGCTGATGAACGTCATGGCTGACCAGATGCGCCCCCCCGAGGAATGGGTGAACCTGCGTCGTCTGACCAGCAACCAGGTGCGAACCAACGAAGTCCAAGGCGCAAGCAGTGCGGCATCGACACTGTTCATGGGTGATTTCAGCCATATGGCCTTTGCCATCCGCCAGGACATCATGATCGAGGCCAGCCGGGTTGCCGGAGACGCCTTCTCGAAGAACCAGACGCTTGTGCGCGCCACCCTGCGGGCTGACGTGGCCATTTTCCGCCCGGCCATGTTCGGGCGGCTGGTCGGGGTTCTCTGATGGCGCAAGGCCCATCACCTATCCAGACCGAGCGGCGCGCCGCAATTGAAATGCGCGCCGCCGGCCGCCGCCTGGAAGGCTATGCGGCCGTGTTCAATACCGAGGCGCCGATCGGCCGTTTCATCGAAGTCATCCGGCCGGGCGCCTTCACCGCGTCACTGGCGGCCCGTGCCGATATCGTGGCGCTGGTGGACCACGACCGCGGCAGGCTTCTCGGCCGCACCCGCGCGGGCACGTTGCGCCTCTCCGAGGACAGCCGCGGACTGGCCTTCGACCTTGACCTGCCGGAAACCACGCTCGGCCGCGACATCCTGGCCCTGGCCGAGCGTGGCGACATCGGCGGCGCGTCATTCGCCTTCCGCGCCACGGATGAGGCTTGGCCCACGCCAGGGCGCCGGGAACTGCGTGCGGTCCACCTGTTGGACGTATCGATCGTCCATTCCTTCCCGGCCTATTCACAGACGGCCGTGACCGCGCGGGACCGTGCGCACGCCGACGCGCCAGCCGGATCGGCGGCGCTGCGTCGGCTACGCCTGGCGTTGCTGTGATGGGGCTGCTGTCACGCATCCTCGGGCTTGAGCGGCGATCGGCCGATCAGTTCACCTATGGCGGCCCCGTGCCGGACTGGATCACCCCCCGCACCCGGTCCGGCGTGGCCGTCAATGAGGTGGCGGCGGAAAACCTTGCCACCGTGACCGCATGCGTCAGCGCGATCGGCAGCGCCCTCGGCACCTTGCCCCCTCGCATCTACACCCCTACGGCAGAGGGCCGCCGCGAGGCGCCTGGCCATCCCGTCGCCCGCCTGATCGCGGAGCCGTCCCCCGGTCTAACCTGGCCCGGTTGGGTGGAATGGACGATCGCCCAGGCGCTACTATCCGGCAACGCACTGTCCGAATTGGTGACCACTCCGCTCGGCCAGGTTATCGAACTTCGCCCGATCCCGTGGCGTTGTGTGGCCCCGATGCGGCTACCCAGCCGGCGCTTGGCCTTTGACGTGTCCATGCCGGGGGAACCCCGTCGCCGCCTGTTGCGTGATGAGGTGTTCTTCCTGACGGATCGCTCGGATGACGGGCTTGTCGGCAGATCCCGGATCAGCCGCGCCGCCGAGGCCATGGGCAATGCCATTGCGTTGCAGCAGTTCTCGGCCAACGCCTGGCGCAGTCAGGGAACACCGTCCGGCGTGATCAGCCTTGCCGGGAAGGTTGCAAACCAGGACCAGGCGGACCGCATACGCTCAAACATGGAAAGCATGTACTCCGGCACGAGCAATGCCGGCCGCATCATGATCCTGGAAAACGGTTCCACCTGGCAGAGCGTGTCAGTGTCCCCCGAGGATGCGGAGGTTCTGGCGTCACGCCGGTTTTCCGTGGAAGAGGTTTGCCGGATTTTCCAGGTTCCGCCACCCATCGTGCAGGACTACACGCACAACACCTTTACCAACTCGCACCAGGCCGCCCTTTGGTTCGCGCAATTTTCGTTGGCCCCATGGATCAACAAGATCGAGGCGGAGTTCGCCCGGTCCGTGTTCGTTGATGACGCCCGGCTGGAAATCGACATGAGCGGTCTGACGCGCGGCGACTTCAAGACGCGGTGGGAGAGCTACGAAATCGCGATCCGTAACGATATCCTCACGGTGGATGAAGTCCGGGAGGCCGAGGGGTATGGTCCGATGGCGAAGGGGGCCGCCGCCGATGCCTGATCCCTCGACCATACCCGTCCTGATGACCGAAGAGGAAGTCGCGAAGGCTCTCCGCATTTCCGCCGACACGTTGAGGCGGGAACGGAAAAAGGGCGCGATCGGATACATGTCCGGCCGCCGACCGCGCTACACGGAAGAACATGTCCGTGCCTACATCGCCGCAAAGGACGTGCCCCCATGCCCCGCAGCGCCAAGGATCAGTTCGGCCGGATCGGCCCCTACTGGTTATCCCGCCGCCCCAAGAGCAGGCAATGGTGCCGAACCTGGTTCGATCCCGCTACCCGACAGACGCGCCGCGCATCTCTCGGCACTGAGGACGCTGCAACCGCGCAAGTCGAGCTTGCCCGATGGGTCACGCTGAATGTCAAGCCGCACAAGCAGGCTTCCACAGACGTGCCGTTGGCGACGGTGTTTGCGCGTTATCACGATAAGCACGGCAAGGCGGTTCGCAGCGCCGCTATCAACGCCCGGAACCTGGTCCTGATGCTGGAAGCGCTACCAGAGGGCGTGACGGTGGGCGAATTGACACTGGACACGCAACACCAGGCAGCGGCGAAACTTCGCGAGACCTATAGCCCCGGCACAATCAAAAGGTGCTTCGCCATCGCCAAGGCCGCCGTCAACTGGGCATGGAAAAACGGAGAAATCGACCGGCCGATGCCGTTCCTTTCAATCCAGGAGGGCGCCGGGCGGGAGCGCATTCTCTCGATTGAGGAACTGGCCCACCTATGGTCCCAGGACATGCCGGATCACGTAAGGGTCTTTCTGGCGCTGATGATCGGCACCGCCGCCCGCCCCGAGGCCGTGCTGGAATTAACACGGTTCCAATGCGACCTGGCGCACGGAACGATCAACCTCAACCCCCCAGGCCGCGTCCAAACGAAGAAGCGCCGCCCGCACCTTCCAATGGCCGGATGGCTGCGCCCATGGATCGAACAGGCCGAGGGGCCGGTCGTCGCCTACCGGGGGAGGTCCGTAAAGAAGATCGCGGGCGCGTTCCAGACCCTACGCGACGCCGCCGGGTTCTCCCGGGAGGTGACCAGCTACACGATCCGACACACCATCGCGACCGAGATGATGGCGCGGGGCGTGCCGGAACTGCAAATCGCGGCCGTCATGGGGCATCGGTTGCCCAATAGCCGCACGACCGGGAGATACATTCATGTAGCACCGAAGCACTTTGCCGAGGCGCGAATGGCGCTGGACGCCATCGCACAGGACATCGGACGAGCAGCCACCCGCCCGATGTCTGTTTCATCATTGCGTGCTAGTTGCGTGTCAGATACCGGCCGGTTGGGTGGGGACCCCTCCGCTAAGCCGTTGATTTTTGGAGCGGGCGAAGGGATTCGAACCCTCGACCCCAACCTTGGCAAGGTTGTGCTCTACCCCTGA